CTACTCGCATGATGCTTCCTCCTTGGATTCGGGACCATTCGCCGGATCGCCGGCATGGTCGGTTGTTTGATTGCTTGATTGTCGGATTGCTTGATTGTCTGTTTGCATGATGGTTTGACGGTCATGCGGCTCATTCTTGGGTTGGGCGCGGCCTGCGGCGCGCCATCGGCGTTGCCCGCGTTCCATGCTGGCCTTGCCCCGGGCCGTGTCGAAGACTTCGGGATGGGCTTGGAGCCAGTCGACGAACAGGCCCCAGCGCCGGGCCCAGGGCACCGTGCGGTCGCGGCAGGGCACGCCGTCGGCTTCCGCTAGACGGGCGATCTGGCGCCGGTCGGTGCACGAGCGGCCGCCGTACAAGCCCCATTCCAGGCCGGCGGCACCGGCGTAGGCCAGGCATTCGGCCCTCACCGGGCAGTCGTGCTCGCATACCGACGCGCCCGCCTGTCGGAACACGCGGGCCAGGGGATGCTTGTCCTCGAACTCCAGGCCCCACATCAGGTCGGCCCACGGCTGCGGGAAATCCGCGCAGCATCCCATGTTCTTCCACGCCTCCGGCGAACGGGGCGCGGCATCCGCTATGCCGGTCATGCCTTGGCCTCCTCGTGGGATTCCTTGTCTTCGGCGCGGTCGGTTTTCTCTAGGCCGATGGCGTGGCTGGCTTGGTTGCGCCGGTCGTAGGCGCACACCGGACACTCTGCCTGCTTGGTTTCGCCGTCGAGGTGCGCCTGGCACAATGCGATCGACAGGATGCCGCCGCCGTAGACCGGCACCCGCCAGGCCAAGCCCGAACTAACCGCCACCGGCCGGTCTGGATCATGGACCGGCGTGAGCTCGGCAGCAGCGGCATGGCTGCCGGAATGCTGCGGACCTCGTGCCCGCTTGGTGTGCATGTCGAGGCTGACCTGCGCGAAGTAGCGTTCGACCATCGTGCCGTCCACCAGCCATGAGATCCAGCGCGGATTGCCATACGCCCAATCAAGGATCGTCTCGACCTCCGTCAGAGAGCGTTCCATCAGCAGCTCGTGGACCTTGCGTCGGTCTCGCATCGACGCCGGCCTGGCTGCCTTCGGGTCGATGGCCGCCACACGGTCATGGATCAGCGTCAGCACGCGAACCTCCTGCAGGGCCCGGGAACGCACCCGCTCGTCCGCATCCTCCGCCCCTGGCGTCCACAGCGGATCGCGTACGCCCTTGGGAGGCAGCGCCAGACGCCAATCCGGTGCATCACGCTCGCTTCGCTCCTCCTCGGGTTGTTCCCCGGCGAGGGGAATGTCCCCGTAGGGGACAAGGGGAGCATTGGTTATCACTTGTCTATTGGGTGACATGACGTCACCTCTCTTCGGACAAGATGTCACCTCACCGGCGGGATCGCCCTGGGGTGACATTGTGTCAGGTGACACTGCGTCAGGTGACGCCATGTCACCCCGCGCGCACTCCTTGCTCCGCGATGGTTCGGCTGTACTGGGTTTCGCTGGAACGTCCTTGCCTGCGTCGGTCTCGCCGGGATCGGTGATATCCTCCGGCTCGGTCTGCGCGCCCTTCATCACCACGTCCCACACCTTGGAACGATGCCCCCTGGGGATGGGCTCGTGGCTGCGGGGATTGCGCGCGGCCAGCTCCTGGTCACCCTCGCGCAAGTAGCCCAGCTCCTGCAAACGTTTCAACGCGCGCAGCACGGAACGGCGCGTGCAATGGCAATGTGCCGCGATGGTGTTGACCGACGGCCACGCGCCGCACCCGTCGTCGTAATACGCCCTTCGCGCCAGATACACCAACACGAACTTCTCCGACAGGCTCAGCCGCTCGTCCTGCAACTGCCACGCCCACTGCTCCGCCGGCCCGCTCATCGCGCATCCTCCTCGCGACCCCTGGCATCATGGAGCCGTTCGCCGATGCGGTCGCCCAACGCGGCCGCGCGGCACAACGCCCACACCGCCAGCAGACACACGACGATTGCGACGACGGCCACCGCCGCCACAGCCCGGCCCATCTCAGGCGCTCCGGCGACGACGGCGCGACGAGCGCGCGGGATGAAGCAACACCGCCAGCAGGTGCGCGCGGGCGATCCGCACACGCAGCGACGGGATGGTTTTCATGGCTCCCGCCGCACGCGGGGCGGAAGCGATGGTAGGATTGGTCATTGCGATAACTCTCTTTCAATGGAGGGCGAATCCCGGGACTCATGTCACTTGAATCGCTCGGAATCCCGCCCAAGGTTGTCGATCAGCCCCGCACCAAGCGCCAACACGGTGCGGAGCGCTTTCGTTTTCCATGTTTTTCCCGGCCCGGTTCGACCAGACCGAACCGGGGAGGCGGTCGTATTGCGCAACCAAGCGCGCCGCCCATAGCATGGTGCGCACAAGCCCCCAAGGGCACGCGAGCGAAAGGAACGGACATGACCGGCAACACCACGGCAAGGACACAGGCCGTCGAACTGGGAGAGCACCTGCGGGAAGTCGCCGCATGGAACGTGCGACTGCACCTGGCCAAGGAAGAACTCGAACAGCAGGCCCTGTGCGAGGCGGCCGGCGTGACCAAGGCCACCATATCGGCCAGAATGAACCTCGACGCCGCATGGGACCTCAACGCCATCGCGGCCGCGGCCGTCACCCTCGGCATGCCTCCGGCCGAACTGCTCGACGACACGCTGTACGACATCGTCAACAACGACGACACGAACACAAACGAAGGCAAAGGTGCATCGTTGGTGGCAGCACTGACCTCGACGCTCCTGGCACGCCACATCGCCGGCAGGTGCGACCCGTTGAAAACAAAAGGCTCCTGCCGAATCACAATGATGGCGACAGGAGCAAACCGGTACCCCCGGAGAGAGTCGAACTCTCGCTGTCAGATTGAAAGTCTGACGGCGGTATCTTCAAAACCATACTCATCACTGATAATGATACTCCAGGTGTGTACAGACAGTGTACTATCCGAGCCACGAAAAAGCCCCGCTTCGGCGGGGCTTGAGGATCGTTCTTTAATCGATAAGCACGTTTCTCACGTCGCCGGCCTGCCTGCTGCTTTCCTCAGCCACTGATCTCAGATCCTGCGCAACATCCCTGGCATGCTTTATATACGGGAATTGGTAGGAGCGGCCGTTGTTCTCCACAATGGTTATGGACCCGCCGGAGAAGGGGCTGTCCGTGGCGTTGATCATCTTTGCGCGACGCAGGTCCACGTTTGTCGTCTTCTTTGTGATCAGACCGGTTTCCTGGGTGAGCATGTACGTGCCGTCGAAACGATAGTCCGTCGTGGCAATGGAGATGGCCTTGAAGATCATCGGTATGAATGCAAGAATCCACGACCAGCAGGCGTTGCCTATGAGAGCACGCCAATCCTTCCCTATCTGCAGCATAAGAACTCCTTCGTCGTCGGTGCTACTAGAAGCCTAGCAGGATATTGGCACTGCATAGTTAGCTGGAAGAATGCTGAATTGTTCAGGTGTGGCGAACACGAGGTGTAACAGTAATGTGAAACACGAAGATTCTCAGCGCATTTGGCAATCGTTTGACCCTAGCCAGTACAACGCTTGCCGAGGATTATTTGAGGGGTCGAAACCCCAATGATACCAGCTGATGTAACGTTTTGTCATCTCGCGCGGGTCGGGTAGAGTGGTGCAAGTCACAAAACAAGACGCCGCCTCGCAGACGGCCAGATTAAGGAGCTCCTCTCGGTGCACGCCGCAGTCTCTACCAAATGCGATCAGCCCATCAGGCATACTCATATCGAATTGACAGCTATCGCATCCCGACGTATCTTTAAATCACTCGAACAGATGTTCGAATGAGGCCCAGAGCTGGGCTTTATAGGGCATGAAAAAAGGGAAGCCACCCACCGCCAAGTGATCGGCTCCCCTTGAAGTAAACACCTGAAAGGAGGTGCTGCTATGTAGTCTACACGGATTTTTGGGGATCGGTGCGCCGACGCAGGCGCAGAACGTATAAGACACATAGATAAGGAACCGAATTGTATACAGCCAACGAAGCCAATATAGTGCTACGAGTCTGTCCGCTAGCGAATGGATGTATGACTATCCGTAGGACAGAGAGCCGTCTGAGCCTCAGCGTCGAGGGGCTTGGCACTGAAGCCTATGTGGACGGCAGGGGAAAATATGTCTGGTTCGCAGATTTGTTTATTTTGCATATCCTGCGGCAGTGCTTATCAGCGACAAGGCATCTGGCAGCCCTAGCATCGGAGCGATGGTGTCCAAATCGTTGATGCTCCATGAGTATTTGCCATTAAGCCTGTTGCTCACATAGGACTGGGCATTGCGCCCTATCTTATTTGTGATTTCCGTCTGTGTGATGTGTTTTTGTTTCATGACAGAACGTATATAGGCCGAAATCACTCTATCCATATGCCCTGCTTTATTGTCCATGTACAACAGCATATCACATATAGGATAAAAAAGAGTAGATCAGATTTGCATTATTATCTTTTATAGGATAATCTATCGGTAGTAAAGGTGATTGAGTCAATAAAGCGCAAGACTCATTATCTTATATAAGTTAGGAGCAAGATGAAAAGTGGCCATTTAGTATCGCAAGCCATACAGGTGAGACTCACCCGAAAAGGCATGACAAAAAAAGACTTAGCCGATAAGGCTGGTCTTGCATATGAACCATTGCTCAAATCCATCAACACCGGCGACTGGTCTTTGAGAGAGCTGGAAGCGATTGCTCCGGCGCTCGATCTGACCGATGGGCTCGAAGTAATCGATCTTGCTCGGCAGGAGCAGCGTCTTGCCGACAGCGGGCTGGCGGCGTGAGATGGATTGGACTGAACTGCTGCAGGATGCGGCGATTGTCTTTCTTGCCATCTCGACGGTGTGCAATTCGGTGAGTATTTCACGCTTGCGGCGTGCTGAGAATTTTGACAGTTGGATGCTTGACGAATGTCGGAGGGATTTGAGTGACCTTACGGCTTGCGTGTGCCGCCTGCTTGATAGCTCTACTAGTAGTGCAGCTGGCCTGTCCGGTCACGATGGTGCCAGCTCCGATGCAAAAACCACTGTCTGCCAGTTTCGGAAACCCTGCCGGCGATGCCCCATTTGTGAGGGGGCGCAGGGATTGAAATGCGCTGGTAGCGGCAATGGTTCAGCCGCGTCGGAGGCGTGATCCAATGCACTTCCAAGGCGCTCGATTCGCACAGGCTGTCATTTTCCACGAACACCCAAAGATTGTCGTTTGTGGAGAAGACACCGTTCGTAGCGAGGTCCAGGGAGTCCGCCCCCGTCCTGATGACCGATCTCCCATGGCAGTCCATGAAGGATATGGACAGGTTGTACCCGGCACCATCCCCAAGATTGCGAAGATGAAAGGCCCTGTGAGACCCCATGTATATGCGGTAGACCCTGTTCTCGCCGTCGGCGCGGAGCTGGTACATAGCCGTTCCGGGGATCGGGTGTTCAATCAACGTGAAAGCTGCCTGCGGTCGATGCCTGTTCGGTATCCACAGGTTGATGACCACGCTGATGAAGGAAATGAATGCGGCCACCCATGCCGCCGTGGTCCCCGTAAAGCTTCCCATCCAATGCATAACAGCATTTTCCCACAAAAAGAAAATGCCGCAGTTGCAGCTGCGGCAACGACACAGAAAGTGAGTAAACATCCAATGTCAACATCAAGTATACCAGCCGCTCCGACGCGCAGAGGCGACCCTGACACGTCCTATGAGGCGGCTGAAACCGTGAATGTCAATCGCATGCAGGCGGAGACGGTCAAGGCTCTGGCCGGCCTGCATGAGCCGGTGGAGGAGTGGAGGCTGCAGGAGCGTGTGGAGCAGCGTCTCAACTGCCGACTCGGAGACAGTACGATCCGAACCCGGCTCAAGGAGCTGGTCAAAAAAGGCATCGTCGTGGTGACGGACCGGAACGGGATAAGCCGTGCTGGTCACAGGTGTGCACGCTACGCACTCGCGGAGATGGGGGTGGCCGCATGAGCAGGAGCATCGAAGAGCTGAAAAGCGCGGAATACTGGTCAATCCCCCAAGCGTCAGCAGTCATGAACATCCCGCGGAAACGGATACGTCAGGCTGTGGCTGATAAGGATCTGCCGGTCAAGTATTTTGACTCGTCGCTCGCGAAAATACGAGCTGATGATGTGCGTGCCTGGGCTGCTGCCGCGCCGGACGAGCCGGGAGGTGAGTGGGATGTGCCAGTACTCGCCGACTGACCTGGCCCAGCTGGAGCTGGAGCGTCTTGACCCGGCGACTCGCGCCTTGTATGGGCTGGGGGGTGGGTCTGATGGCTCTGATCACCCCTTATGAGATCAGGTCATGGCGGCTCACCACCAGGGGCTGGCTGCATCAAAGCTATGACGCTGATGAGGTGGATGATCTGCTGGATGATGCGGCGGACAGTCTGGAGCGGGTGAGCCTGTGGGCGTTGATCGTCGGCAGCAGGCAGCACGCCATCGCAAGCAATCACAAGAGCCGTCGGCGCTCGCTGAAGAGACGACGGAAAACAATCAAAAACATCAATCGTAAGGGAAGAAAATGAGTGAATGGTATAGCAATCTGAAGCCCGAGGAGATCAAGGGCAAGCGTGTGCGGGCTGTCTTAAGCAGCGGCACGGTGGTCGAGGGCTGTCTGGAGTACTGGGATAACGGGCTGGCTTCGATCGGTAGCCTGAGTGAAGGAAACTACGTGCTGAGGGGCTCCGAGAAGAAATGCTGGAAGCTGACGGCAGGTGTGAAACGCCTTGACTTGGTGTGGGATGAGCGCGACTGGAAGCGTATCGATGCCGAGGATCTGCGTGCAGGGGATGCCGTGGTGGCCAATGGCCGGCTCTACAAGGTGTCGTGGGCTCATGTGGGTCCTCCGCAGGTCGTCACGGATACTCCCGGCCGCATGCTCATCGATTTGCGCCTGGTGTCCTGCGCTTTGCGTCGCAAGGTGAATGTACCCGCCAAGCCAGGTTTTTACAAAGATACGCTGGGCGAGTTTTGGGCCAGGGCTGCGAAGTCGACGGACGACAGGCCTTGGCGATCCGTGGAGCCTGATGCCCTCGACCAGCCGGCCAAGAGCGATAAGTACATGGCCAACCTGATGCCTTTGACCCCCGTGCATTTTGTGGACGGGAGAGCGCCCGAGCCCGGCGACGAGCTGGCATCGGTCATGAGAGTGACCTCCAAGGGCGTCACTTTTACCACGGAGGCGGCATGATGAGCAGCATTTTGGATCGCTCGCCTCTGCTGGTGTCCCGTAGGCAGGCTCGGCAGCTGGCCGCATGGGCCAAGGGCACGGGCTATGACCGTCCGGCCTTGTGCAGAATCTCCAAGCAGGGCAAGTACGCCTATTATTCGAACCGCTTTATCGCCATCCGCTGGGATGTGTCCGGTCTGGATGTGCCGGATGACAGCTGGATCGATCTACAGCCGGGCTACAGCGACGGGAAGAACGCCAAGCCGGACGTTCTGACGAACATGGCCGAATGGGCGAAGACTGTGGGCCCTACCTCATCGTGGGACCTGTTGGATACGGAGCGGTGGAGGAAGCCCGACGGCCTGGATTATCCGGATGTCGCTCATCTTTTCACCCGGGCGTGGACGGGCTACGCGCAGGTGTCCTTCAACGCGGAGCTGTTGGGGGGCGTGATCCTGGCGGTCATGCCGGAGGATTCCATCCGTTTCATGATGGCCCCGTCCGTCGGAGGGGACGGAGCGACCACACACGCCTGGTGGGTGATGAGCGACGACGAGCGGGTGGCCGGCCTGATCGTCCCCATGCGTCTGGCTCTGGGCGGTCCGGAGCATCCTGACGAGGTTGGCCTGCCGAAGCCTTACGAGGCCAAGGAGGGCGATAAGTGATGGCACAGATACCTGACGCTGTGGGCGTGTATGAGGATGCGGACGGCGACCTGTGGGTCCGGTTCCAGGGCGGCAAGGATAAGTGGCTTCATCTGGCCCAGTGGCATCCGACCCTAATTGACCGCTCCTGGATGAGCGAGTTCGTCACCGACGAGGACGTAGCGGAGCATTTGCCGCTCAAATGTGTATCTGACGGGAGGGCAGAGTGATGTCGTTTGAGATTAAGCAGATGCCGGATCGTGAGTATTTCGCGGATCCTGCTTTGGACCAGTCGGCGCTGAAAAGGTTTATGGTCTCGCCGATGGCTTATGTGGACTACCTGGATCATGGTCTGGACGTGTCTGGTGATGCCTTGGATTTCGGCAAGGCGGCACATGCCTTGGTTCTGGGCACGGGGTCGGAGATCGCGGAGAAACCGAATCTTCGCACGAAGGCCGGCAAGGCGCGGATGGAGGAGCTTCGCGCCTCCGACGCTGCGATCGTGTCTGCAAATGACCGTGATCGCCTGCAGGCTATGGCCGGAGTCACGGCATCGTATTTCCGTGCTCTGCCGGGCAGGCCGGAGGTGGCGGTGTTCGCCGACGACCCGAAGAGCGGGCTGCGGATGAAAGGCAAGTTCGACTGGCTGCCTGACGGCCCTGACGAGGACGGGGTGCTGCGCATCCGCGACTACAAGACCACCAGCGCCGACCCGAGGGACTTCCCTCGAGAGGCGTTCCGTATGGGCTACCACATTCAGGCTGCTTTCTACATGATGCTCTACCGGCTGACCGGCTTTACGGACCCGATCGGTTTTGAGTTCGTGGTGCAGGAGAAGAAGCGTCCCTACGACTACATGGTGTGGCGGATGGGCGAGGACAGCCAGGAGGCGGTCATGGCCAGCGAGCATATCGCCCAGGCTTTGGACGAGCTGGCCGGCTTCATGCATGACAGTCCTGACGGCTGGCATGCGCGGATGAAGGAGTACGGCCTGGACAAGACGCCCCGGACGGTGGAGTACGCGGGCTGGCAGATCGACCGTGAGTATGAGGAGATGGACGCATGAACGGGCAGGAGAGCAGGACCATGGGTCGCACGGTGTGGGAGCGTCTGCAGGAGGCGCGCAAGAAGATGAAGCCGGAACGGTCCGGACATATGTCCATCAAAGGCAACCGGATCGCGTATTCGACCATCGACGACCTGTACAAGACGGTCACCGACGCGCTGGCCGGCCAGGGCCTATGGCTGAACACCCCGCTGAAGGAGAACGCGGTGCACGTGCAGGTCGTGGACGTGCAGACGGGCAAGGCGGAGGACCTGCTGGCCTACCCGTGCGTGCTGACCGGCCAGGATGTGAAGAAGGATGCGGGCACGTGGACCAGCTGCAAGCGGTACGCGATCACCAGCGCCTTCAACCTGGCGTCGGGCGATGAGGGCGGGTCCGAGCAGCTTGCCGCCCGTGAGGAGGAGCGCCAGCAGCGCGGCTTCGTCAGCCGGAGCCGTTTCGCTTCTGCCCCGGAGTCCGCCTTGACGCGTATCCGGGCCGCTCTGGTGGCGGCCGGCGTGAACGTTCCCGGAGAACAGCGGGCGACGGTGAGCGGCCTGATCGGCAGGCAGATCACCGGCAATCTGGAGTCCGCGAACCTTACGCCTGCTGAAGTGGACCGGATCCTGGACCAGCTGTCCAAGACGGGAGGCCAGGATGCCGCCCGCTGACCTGCTGTGGCTGTGTGCCGCAGCCGTATGCGGCACGGTGGCTTTCTTCTCAATGTGCTGGACGCTGGTCCACCCGCAGCTGGGCCTTATTGACCTGGCTGCCCTGGCGGGCTTCGGCTGGTGTTTGGACCGGGGTGACCGGTGATGGGTTTACGGACGAGCCCAGGCTGCAAGTGCATCTACTGCACGCAAGCGGCGACAGGCGTTTGTGACAGGTGCCACTCCTCCACGTGCGCCCGCGCCCAGTGGCATGGCTTCATGTGCAATCAGGAGGCCGAGCAGCGGCATCGCACGACCCGGCGCTTTCAGACGCAAGACAATCCGATAAATTTCAAAGTTTTTAGAGGTGAAGACTAATGGCTGGCGATACTTATATCACGGTGGTGGGCAATCTGACGGCTGACCCGGAGGTGCGCACCACGTCCAATGGGGGCACGGTGGTGAATCTGACCATCGCGTCCACGCCCCGGCAGTATGACCGGAACACAAGCCAGTGGGAGGACGGGGAGACGCTGTTCCTGCGCTGCTCGGCCTGGGATACGCAGTATCATCCCACCGCCTCCAACATCCAATCCAGCCTTTCCAAGGGCATGCGGGTGATTGCGCAGGGCCGGCTGGTGCAACGCTCCTATCAGGATCGTGAGGGCAACAACCGGACGGTCGTGGAGATGCGCCTGGACGAGATCGGGCCCGCATTGACAAGGAACACCGCCCATGTGACCAGGAACGGCAACAACAGCCAGCAGCAGGCTCCCCAACAGGCGCAGCAGTGGGGGAGCAATCCCCAGCAGTGGGGAGGCCAGCAGGCCCAGGCTCCCGCCTCCCGGCCGCAGGACCCGTGGGGAGGTGCCGGCAATGACGATCCGGTCTTTTGACCCCTTTGGGGGCATTGAGCAGCCGGTCGACTGGGATGCGGTGGAGGCCGCCGGGCTCAGACGCGAGGAGGATGCCGAACGCAAGGCCGAGCTGGAGCGTGACAGGAGATACATGGAGGACCTGATATGAGCCGGCTCGGCACGGAACTGTTCCGGGTGGCCATCGACGTGCCCAAGGGGCTGCTGCTGAAAAGCAACGGCAGCCAGGGAGTGGTGCATGCGAACGCGGCCAAGGCCAGGGACCTGAGAAGACTGGGCTACATCAAGGGCCGGAACCTGCGCATGCCAGGCACGGTCAGCGAGCCCATCGACATGCTCACCGTGATCAGATACCCCAGGCGCACCGCCAAAGCCGACGCCCCGAACCTGTACCCGACCGTCAAACATCTGGAGGACGGGCTGGTCCAGGCGGGCGTTCTGGCCGACGACTCCTACCAGTACGTCAAACAGCACATTTTCATGGTCGGGGAGCCGACCGGACGACCACGGACCTGGCAGGTGGTCATCACCGGTCACCGCATCGAACAGGAGGCCAGCCATGAGCACGGATGATCTGCAGGCTTTGGCCCTCCTGGCTGGCGCTGTGCTGCTCGCCTGGATGGGAGGGCACCATGACATGGCTGGATGAGCAAACCTTAGAAATCGCCCGCATGCTGCGCGAGCCGACAGCCGGCAGGCGAGGGTATACGCGCCGCCTGCATCAGGTCGACCCCTGGCATGATGGGCGCGCATCCAAGGAGGACGAGCTCCGCCTGCACAGGCAGCCCAGGCCTCTGGTCCTCTTCCCCGGCTGCCGCAGACCGATCAGGGATCTGCGAGGCGAAAAGTACGGGATGCTGACTGTGCTCGGGTACGCGGGTCACCGTGGCGGGCTGGTCATGTGGACCTGCCTGTGCGACTGCGGTCGGATAGGAGTCCACGCCGGCAAGGACATGGTCTCAGGGCGCGCACAGTCCTGCGGATGCCAACGGATCAAGAAAGGAGGTGCCTGATGGCGCGTGAGTACGGCAAGCTGTACATCAGGGCGTGGTCGAACGGGTTCACCAAATTGCCAGCGCGGGCGCAGAGGACGTATATGTTCCTTCTGTCGCAGCCGGACATTTCGAACGCGGGCACGCTGACGCTGGCCCTGCGCCGGTGGGCGAACTGCGTGGGCGACGAAACGGCCCAGGATATTGAAGATGATTTGAAATATCTGGCGGCCCGAGGGTATGTGGTCGTGGACGAGGGGTGCGAGGAGCTGCTGGTGCGCACCTACATCAAGTGGGACGGCGGCTGGCGCAGCCCGAACATGATGGTGTCGATCAAGGCGGCGGCCTCGCAGGCCCTGTCGGAGACCATCAGGGCGACCCTGCGCGAGGAGGTCACCAAGCTGGACACGTCGACCCTGCCGAAGAAGGTGAACGAGCGGACCGGTAGGAGCACGAAGGATTTCATCGAGCTGCTGATAGCCCAGCTGGCCGACGAGCTGGCCGGTGACGAGAAGGATCCGGAGGTGGCGGACTGGGGCCGTGAAACCCTTCAGGGAACCCTTCCGTTAACCCTTTCGGAAACCCTTCCTGAAAGGGTTTCAAAATCTAACCCTTCCCGAAAGGGTTCGGCAAAGGGTTTCGGGAAGGGTTCCTCAACTACAACTACAACGGCAATAGATTCAACGGCAATAGATACAACTACAAGAGTTAACAACCGCGAAAAAACCGCGAACCGCTCCTACACGCCCCAATTCGAGCAGTTCTGGAGCCTGTACCCGCAGCATCGGCGCAAGGAGAAGCCCAGGGCCTTCACCGAATGGCAGCAGGCGGTCCGAAGGGCGGACCCCGGTGAGATCATCGCCGGCCTCAAGGCCTACCTGACCGGGGATGTGACCTACGCGCCCTACCCGGCCAAGTGGCTGAAGACCGACTCCTGGCAGGACGGGCCCGACCTGAGCCGGCGGGTGGAGGCCTCACGGTCCGCGCCGGCCATGGCCAGGCGCGAGTCCAACCTGGCAAACCTGCAGTCCTACATCAGCCGACGGCAGGGGCGGCAGCCCCAGCCCGCACGGACGCAGGGCCGCCTGATCGGGGGTGCCGCATGATGACCCCGGAGGATGTGGGCACGCTGCTCATGCGGATCGCTGCCATCGACAACCGGACGATCACGCCGGAGACGGCCGCCGCTTGGGAGCTCATGCTCAAGCCCTACGTGACCCTGACCGACGCCACGCAGGCGTACATCGACTTCTACGCCGACCCCCGGTGGGCTGACAATCCGCGCAGGCCGTGGATCATGCCCGCCGACATCAACAGGCGGGTGTCGCAGATGCGCGACCGCCGCCGCGCCTCGGACGTGGACATCGAGCAGGCCATGGTCGGCAGGACCGGCGAGCTTGGCACCCTGGCCGAGCATCAGGCCCGCCAGCAGGTCAAACTGCTCACCGCCGATGGGATGAGCCTGGAGCAGGCCGTCAGCCAGGCGGTCGAAGCGGCCCGGCGCAAGCAGCTCGAAGCGCCACAGCAGGACCAGCATGCCAAGCCACGGAAGAAGCATTATCACTTCGCGGGCCGCGGCCAGACACGGATCGGGGCCATGGGCCTCAAGGACACCCTGGGAGGGGCGGCATGAGCGAGCGGACGAGTGATTACTACGTGAGCCCGCTGCAGGTGGACTGCACGGCCGAGGAGATGAGGCTGCATGGGCCAGTCAGGGGCTATGGCGGCAGCGTCACGCTCAAACGGCTGGCCGGCGGGCTGGAGGTGACGAGCCGATCCGGGCCGACAGAGTCGTCCATCTGCTGGGTAAGCGGGGGCACCGTGCGCCGGATGGCCGGATGGATGCTGGACAAGACGGGAGAAGAGTCATGAGCGAGCGGACGCGGATCACATGCGTGTCGACCAGTGCGGCCGGCTTCGGCGCGGAGCAGCGTGAGGAGACGCGGATCATCCCCAGGCAGGCCACCATCCAGGATCTGACCGACACCAGCGACCGGGTAGACGAAATAACCATCGAAACGGAGGAGGAAGAATCATGAAGAACGGCGGAAAAACTTGGGTCGTGCGCGACTGGGAGCTTGATATCAGTGCTCCGCTCGTCCGGGTGGTGGTCCGTGCGGGCACCATGCAGGAAGCCCTCGGCAAGGCTTTCGAGTCGGTTTTCGACGATCTGGGCTGCAGCTTCGAAGACCTGGAGGCGGAGCAAGCGCCTTGGCTGGACGGGTACAAGTACCTGGACGGATCCGATGCCGTCAAGGAGATGCGGCTCCACGCCCAGCAGGAGTGCGGCAAAACCGGCAAGCAAACTAGCGGGGAGCGGCAGGGTCTGACGATGCCGGTCGACACGCTGGCAGACGCCATAGACGCGACGCAGTGCGGCATGGCGGTCAGCGAGGATTACATACGCACACTGGACATAGCATCAATGACCATGGTGGACATGGCGGTCAGCCTGCGTGCCTTGTCAGGCAGGCCGCCGGTCACGGATACGCCTATGCAGCGGCGCATGCGTGAGGCCATCGACAAGGGCGAAGACCCGAAGGCGGCCATCGAGAGGTGTTTTTACGGTGGGAGCTTCGCGTCCAGCTATGTCGAAGCATTTAAACGGGCCTACAAGCCCCGTTCAGCCACAAACCCTAGTTCGAGTGCGGACAGCACGGGAAAACGTCAGGAAGACGGCAAAGAATCACTCTCAGGGCATACCGGGGAGGAATCATGAGCGACGTGAAAGAGGAGGGCCATGCCCTCAAATGCGACTGGCCCGGCTGCGGACACGAATCACAGGACGAAGAAACCTGGGCGTGCAGAGACCGGTACGAGGCACTCAGGTGGTGGGCCTACACACCAAACGAGGGGTACAAGGAGCAATGGTGCACCGCGACCGAGGGGTTCTGGCTGCACGACCCGCAGACAGGGAAAGACTACTGCCCGAAACACTGGCACGAAGACCAACAGTGGCATCCGAAGCCCGGCATACCGGTGCACAGGATGCCAGGCCCAGCAGCAGAGGAGGAATCATGAGCGACCTGATAAGACACAGCCATACGGCTAAATGCGACTGGCCCGGATGCGGAGTACTGGGCAGTGACAACGAATGGATCGGATGGCCAAGCTACAAGGATGCCATAGCAGTCCTGGAAGACCTGGACAACGGCGAGGAATGGTATCACGACTCACTGAATCGCAAAGACTACTGCGGCAGACACTGGCATTGGGAGGACGACGAACCAGTCCCCGGACCTGACCCGGAAGATTCAAAACATTTTGAGGAGCAGGCATGAAAATCATCAAATATCGGACTGAATACTGGTTCGTGCTCCTGTGCGCAGACGGCGTGCTCCTGAACGGCATCGGCCTGGGACAGAGCATCAGCAGGGGCCAATGGACGGCTGCACTTTTCAGCTTTGCCTGCTCGGTCTATCTGATACACCTCATGGCAATCAGCCTCGCCGACAGCTACGTCACCACCATCGGGATACCCGTAGCCGTGGGACTGAACATGAAAGCCAGCGCGCTCAAGGAGGAATCATGAATGACAACAAGCAGGAAACCAAGCCGACGTACAAACGCGGGCAAGAGGTCGTCTGCGCCTGGCCTGGCTGTGAGAACAAAACGATCCTATGCGACTTGGCGCTGGTGGACATGGTCAACATCCTGCCACCGGGTGTGAGGCTGGGCATAGCTAAGCCTGGCGGCTTCTGGCTTTGCATAGGTGGGAAAGGCCTCTACTGCGACCGTCATCGGAGGATGATCGCAGACGCCGATCATCAGGAGTCGGGGCCAAGGGAGGAGCCATGACTCGCGCCAGCCAGCAGGCCAAGGCCCTGCAGGACATCCGCAATCACGCATCCGACGAGGAGCTCAAACGCAAATACGGATACTCGCAGGCCGTCATCCAAGCCATGCGGGAGACGGTCTCGCGCGAGTTACATCAGCAAGCAGCTAGCATCGATATCGACATGGAGGGACCGGAATTTTGAGCTACAAAGCAACGAACATCAGCAAGCCGCCACTCAACCCATGGGCACCAGATGACAACCACATCGACCATGTCAGCAAGCCCGACGAAAGCCGATGGAAGAACGCCAAGACCACGCCCCAAACCCTGCCACAGGCTGACACCATCCTGAAAGCACTGAGCTTCGAAGAAGATTACTACAGGCAGCAGCGCAAGCTAGGGCACGAAGTCGGCATCCTGCTCAACGGCATCAGCGAGTTCTTCAGAGGATTCCGGATGTCGAGGGAATGCCAGCAGGAAGCAAACGCCTCCGAGGCGAGCGTGAAGGTGGCAAAGTCATGAGAAGTCTAGTAGTGGGAATGATTGCTCTGCTGATCATTTGGCTGGTTATCGATATAGTTGGCACCCCGGTGTTCCTGCTCTACGACTGGAGTCAGGAAGACGACAGGTCCCAAGGATTCCGCGCCTATGCGAAAGAATGGCTGGCCACGCAGGATGGATACCTGAAAGCACATGCTGCCCGCGTCTTTGCCATGGTCTTCAACGTCTTCCGGCAAGCTTTTGGGGCCTTCGGCGTTGGAGGTGGCCGGTGAGCCAAACCAAATGCCCTATCTGCGAGGACCTGCCACGAGGTCCGCTCTGCAAGACGCACAGGCGTGAGCTCGCCAAGACCATCCACGGGCTCAGGCTCGGCATGCACGAGCTCAAGCAGGTGGAGAGGCGGGAGATCCGCTACGCCTCGCACAGTGGTGGAGCCGCGCACCCGGCTTTCGCGCCCACGCCCATCGACATCAGCGCAGCCGACCTGTACGACCAGGTGGAGGACACCATCCAGGACGTGGCCGGCGACATCGGCCTGTGGGGCGGCAAAGCCCCGCAGCTGCTCGCCAAGCTGGCCGCACGGATGGGCAGGGTCGCCGACGCGCCAAACAGCGGCCGCGACTACAAGCAGCTGACACAAGCCCTCCACCGGGTAAGACTGCGCACCACGCCGCCGCAGGACCGGATCATCCACGGGCACTGCCTCAACCCGGAGTGCGGAGCCGACATCACGGGACTGCCAGACGACCAGATGGCCACCTGTCCCGCATGCGGCAGCGTGTGGAGCGTGGCCGCCATCAGACAGGCCAGGATGGAGGAGCTCAAAGGCAGGACCATCACCTGCACCCCCAAGGATGCGGCCGACTGGACGACCTGGCAGACCGGACGGAAAGTCAATCGCAAGCAGGTGACCATGTGGATCAGACGCGGGAAACTGCCCTCAGCCATCAAAGCAGGAGAGCCTGGAAAATGGAGGTTCGATACGAGTGAACTCATAGCATGCGCTTGACAAAACCGGGCTGTTGCCGTATAAATGTTACAGTTGGTTTTATTGTAAGGGTCGGGCAGAGATGTCCGGCCCTTTAATTTTAGTGCTTTTCCTTGTCAATCTTATCGATAGTTAAAATCCGATCTCTACGGACTGCATTGATTACATCAATTTTGTTCAAAGAAGTGTTTTTTCGTGTAAAAAGGATGAAATCAGAGTCTGTAAAAACGGCGTTATCTCCGTCAACTTTGATCTCAGGATAGCCGGATATTTTGGCGTCTTTGTTAATAATGAATGCCATTTTTCCTCTTTTCTATTTTTTGAATACCTGCCCGTAGGTCTTTCCCTTACTTTCTCTCTGCGGGCACCATGCTTGCCTGGCCACGCCACAAATCAACCAACGGACGCGAGCCAGGCAAGACCCTATCTATTGTATAGGAGGACACTATGGTAAAGGTCGGCGTGGAAACAATCTCAGGGTCTCTCGGCTATAGAGTGACTCGCGGGGGGTTTCTAATTGTATGGGGAGCCAAGCATAAGACCATAGCCACCTATGCTCCCGGATCATGGACCAGCGTCCAATGCCTCGACCAGCAGGAGCAATAAACCCCAGGCGCAGCAATGGCGCAGCCAGAGCCAAGATAAGAGCCAGGCTCATAGCCCAAAGCGGTGGACATCCCATCTGCCCGGCATGCGGGCAAGCCATCGACCTGACCATCAGATGGCCAGACCCAAGATCATGCAGCATCGATGAGATCGTGCCAGTCAGCAAAGGCGGCAGCGCTTTCCGGCTCGACAACTGTCGACTCATGCATCTAAAATGTAATGAATCAAGGGGAAACAAGCCACTCACAAGGGCAAAAAATGCGACACCAACACAGTCAATCCAGCTATCTCAAGCCTGGTGACATCGACAGGGGGCGGTAGCCCCCTACCCCCGTGTTACAGCACCCCCGCGGCATAGTGCCTGTATCCCCCCGAATTAATTCCCGGTTTTCCGAAAGTCACGTATCCGCCGTCCTGCAAGGGGCCTAGGAGCGCATCTAATGGCCTGGCCTGACATTTTTGACCTAATGACGATTTCGTCCGATCTGGGGCAATCGGCATCCGAGCATGTCACGTAAAGCATTGAAATAAAGGGGAACAAGCGTAACAGAATGGTCTGAATCTGTGGTATGATATAAGCAAGGCCACCGCGATATGACAGTATCCGGTGGCGTGATCGACTAGTAAGGAGCCGATATGCCGTATCATATCAGCCGCACCCGATGCGAGGTGTGCGGCGCTTATCTTGGCGCAGCCCAGGCGCATGGCGGGAGCAGTCGAAGATACTGCTCGCCGGCCTGCAGGCAGAGAGCCTACCGAGATCGCCGGGCGATACCATCCGAGCTGAAAACCCTGCACCGGTGGGTGCGAGCAGATGGCAAGCGTCCCATCCAGCCGTCAGGTCTGCCGGCGAGCACCACCGATCCCAGCACATGGAGCACCTACCAGGATGTGCAGTCTGGAGCCGGCGATGGCATAGGCATCATGCTGGGCGATGGCCTGGCCTGTTATGACATGGACCACTGCCTGGGCACCGACCGGCTACCCGGCCTGCTGGAGCAGATCAAAGGGCCAGTCATCTGGGCCGAAATATCCATGTCGGGCAATGGCCTGCATGTCTTCGTCAGATCAACCGCCCCCAGCTACAAGCGTGACGGGGTCGAGTACTACTCGCATGGGCGTTTCATCCGCATGACCGGGAGGAGGTACCGCATATGACTACCGTGATCAGAGGCCAGGGCACCTCCGAAGAGGTACGGCAGAAGCTGGCCGATGAAGGCAAGCCGGTGCTGCTCGCCTTTTCGTGCGGAAAGGATTCGATCGCCACCTGGCTGGCTCTTGAGGATGCCGGCGTGGCGGTCGTCCCTTGCTACATGTATTGCGTGCCGGGCCTGAAATTCGTGGAGAACGACCTGGCGTATTTTGAGGATCAATTCGGCCAGAAGATACACCGTTATCCGCATCCCAGCCTGTACCGGTGGATCAACAATGCGGTCTATCAGCCGCCCGAGAGGGTGCAGGTGATCGAGGCCGCCCGGATGCCCGACCCGACCTATGCGCAGCTGTGGGATTTGATCCGTGAGGATCTTGGCCTGCCCAAGGAAATCTGGTGCGCCGATGGGGTGCGGGCCGCCGACTCGATCCAGAGGCGTGGGGCTTTCGTCCGCTACGGATACTGGCGGAAGAACAAAAAGAAAGTCAGCCCCATCGGGGACTGGCTGAAAGGCGAGACCCTCGACCGCATCAAAGAGGCAGGAATCGACCTGCCGATCGATTACAAATGGTTCGGACGCAGCTTCGACGGGATCGACAAGCGTTTCACCGAGGTCATCAAGCGAGAAGCGCCGGAGGACTATGAGCAGATCATCAGCTGGTTCCCGCTGGCGGAAGGGGATCTGGTACGATGAGCTTCTTCGATTTTTCTGGCAAGAAAACCAAGGCGCAGAAGGCCGAGGAGAGCCTCAAGGGCATGTCGGCCGAGCAGAAGGCTTATGCGCTCGCCTACCGTGACCGAGCCCAGCAGGAGCGAAAGCGTTTCGTCGAGGCCACGGATACGGAGTACTGGCTCTGCCTGTGCTTCACCAGCATGGATCAGCTGGGCGAGTGGCGGAAGGCTTTCGGCTTCGGAGACCTGCACGGTTTCACCCGCTATGAGGACGTGAAGGACCGCCTTGGCGTAAAGCCCCGCAAAACCGATGGAGGCATCAGCTTCGGCGATGGGCCGAGCTTCGGCGCAGGACCCAGTTTTGGGGGCGGCACAAGCTTTGGTGGTGGCCCCAGCTTTGGCAAGGTCAAGTATGACCCTCTCGCCGATGTGCAATATACGGATGATCTGGAGGCCGACAGCCTGGCTGAACTGGTGGCCCTGCATGAGGCTTTCATCCAGGCCAAGGCTCCGGAGCCGCTGACCGATGTCCTGGACTCGGACATCTGGACTGTGCTGGTCTTCAAGGACCGGGACGCCAAAGACGCTTTCATCAACGACGCCGGCGCTGTCAGGGACCAGCAGGACAAGTATGTGGATGCAGCCAAGCTGGCCGCCCACCTGGGGTTCTCCATCTGACACTGTCTTTCCCTATAAGGCCCGCATCATGCGGGCCTTTTGCATATCCGGGAGGAGGTGATCGCATGAGGAAGAGGCTGTCCTCAATGGTGTCATGGGTCCGTGGCCGGCTGCGCCGTGCCGCGTCCAGGGCCGGAGCCACGGCATCCCCGTCGCCCCACAAGTAAGGAGGTGGATGATGGCGGTGAAGCAGCCGGAACTGCCGGACTGGATCGACTGGCCCAAGAAGACCAGGCAATGGTGGGCCGCCCTCGCTGACACGCCTGGCGCGGACACCTGGAGCGCCTCCGACTGGGAGTTTCTGGCTTCCACCGCCCTCATCCATGCCGACATATGGGGAAACTCGAACTACGACAGGTTGAACGAGCTGCGTGTACGCGAGGAGGAGATGGGAATCACTCCAAGCTCCAGGAAGCGGATCGGCATAGGAGCCGCACAGCAGGAGAACGAGGTCCAGACAAGGACCCCATTGGAGGAGATAGCTGAGGAGAGGCGGTTGAGTCTGCATGTCACGCGCTCTCCACGGAAGACAGGAACCTAGCTTCAAGGTTGTTCCCCGCCATGCTGCGTCGGACGGGGGTTATGCGGTCAAACTGGCCACGGCCTACGGGATGCCCCCGGACCCATGGCAGGTGACCGTGCTGATGGGCTGGCTGGGCACGACGAAGAAGGGCAAGTACACCGCTTCGGACTGCGGGCTGGCCGTCCCCAGGCAGAACGGCAAGAACGCCGTCCTGGAGTTCACTGAGCTGATGAAGGCGGCGATCCAGGGCCGCAGGATCCTGCACACGGCTCATGAGGTGAAGACCTGCAGGAAGCATTTCCTGCGCATGAAAGCATACTTTGAGAACGAACGCAAATACCCGGAACTGACGGCTCTGGTGAGTTCGATCAGGCAGACGAACGGCCAGGAGGCCATCGTCCTGAAGAACGGCGGCAGCATCGAGTTCATCGCCCGGTCGAAGTCGTCGGGCCGTGGCTTCACGGTTGATGATCTGATCTGTGATGAGGCGCAGGAGCTGACCGACGAGCAGATGGAGGCCATACAGCCTGCCATCAGCTCCGCTCCGAGCGGCAACCCGCAGACCATCTACACGGGTACGCCCACGCCGCCTACCTCGCCGGGCACCGTGTTCGACAGGATCCGCAGGAACGCGCATGCGGGCCGGTCCAAGCGCTTGTGCTGGTATGAATGGAGCGTTTCTGAGATCGGCGACATCCACGACAGGACACGGTGGGAGGCAACGAACCCGGCGCTGGGCATCCGCCTGATCGTGTCCGTGATCGAATCGGAGCTGCAGAAGATGAGCCCTGACGGCTTCGCAAGGGAGCGGCTCGGCTGGTGGAACGACGAGGCCGACCGGCAGACCGACATCGACATGAAGAACTGGCAGGCCTGCCGGACCACGAACCCGGCCAAGGAGGGCCCGGTCGCCTACGCGGTCAAGTTCAGCCCGGACGGGCGGCATGTGAGCCTGGCCGCCTGCCGCAGGCCCGGCAAGGACAGCGGCCTGAAACCCCATGTGGAGCTTTTGGAGTACAAGCCCATGGGGTACGGGACACAGTGGCTGGCCGACTGGCTGACCGCCGACGGGCCTGACGGGGCCCCCAGGTGGCGGGCTTCGCTGAACATCGTCATCGACGGCAGGATCGGCTCCTCCACGCTGGTCAACCAGCTGCTGGAGGCCGGTGTGAACAAGCGGGTCATTCTCACCCCGGGAAGCGGGCAGATGATCGACGCTGCCGCCATGTTCGAGCAGGGCATCAACGCGCATGCGTTCACGCATATCAGGCAGGATGCGTTGGAGGATTCCGTCGGGCACGCCAAGCACCGGATCATCGGCAGCAACGGTGGGTTCGGCTACGAGTCCAGCGCCGAGAACATCGACACCACGCCGGTGGAGACCGTCGCCTACGCCTACTGGGCGGCGCGCACAAGCAGACGGCATCCGGGACGCAAGCAGAGGATGGTGAGGCTGGCATGACCGACACGCTCATGAGCGACTACCGGTGGAACAACGTCATGTTCACGGTGCCGGAGCACATCCAGGGCATCAGCGACGACACCTACGACCTGCTGGCACAGCTGGTCAAGGTATGGAGCGTGAAACGGGCCAGGAACATGCTCCGATCCGCCTATGTGGACGGCAAGCACCGTCTGGCCCACGTCGGGTTCAGCATCCCGCCCTCCATGCGGGACATGGAGGAGATCGTAGGATGGCCGGACAAGGCCGTCTCCGCGCACGCGCAGCGCTGCATGTTCGACGGGTTCGTCAGCAAGGAGATGCCCCAGGACCCCTTCGACCTGTCCGGACTGCTCGCCGACAACCGGATCGACGTGGAGCTGCCCCAGGCGATACGCTCCAGCATGATCCACAGCGTCGCCTTCCTCTCGGTGACCAGGGGAGACGAACGCTCGGGGGAGCCGCCAGTGCTGGTCATGCCGCACTCGGCTGAATGGTCCAGCGCCATCTGGGACTTCCGCAGGAGGGCCCTCAAAGGGGCCATGGTCATCAACGACGTGGACTCCTATGGCTCGCCCACGGAGCTGACCGTGTTCACGCCGGAGGAGATCGTCACCTGCCGGAAGGGGTCGGCCTGGTATGTGGAGACGGCCACCAGGCACGGCCTGGGACGTGTGCCCGTGGAGGCTTTGACCTACAAGCCGGAGATCGACCGGCCTTTCGGACGTTCGGTGATCTCCCGGTCGGTGATGAGCATCACGGACGACGCGATGCGCACCGTGCTGCGCACCGAGGTGAGCGCGGAATTCTACTCGGCACCGCAGATCTTCCTCATGGGTGCCGACCCGGACGCTTTCCTCGACAACAAGGGCAAGCCCATACCCCTGTGGGAGATGGTGCTGGGCCGGATCAACTCGATCGGCAAGGATGAGGACGGCGACGTGCCCACCTTGCAGCAGATCAGCCAGCAGAACGTGCAGCCGCACATCCAGCAGCTGCAGGAGCTGGCCGCACGTTTCTCCGGGGAAACCAGCGTGCCCGTCAGCTCGTTGGGCATCATCACCGACAATCCGCAGAGCGCGGATGCGATGATGGCCGCCCAGAAGGATCTGGTCGTGGACTGCACGGCGGCCGACAGCGTGTACGGGGCGGCCCTGAAACGGGTCGGGCAGGACATGATCATGCTCCGGGACGGATTGTCCGAACCCACGGACGAGATGAAGACCCTGGAGGTCAGGTGGAGGAACCCGGCCATGCCCAGCGTGATCGACTCCGGCGACTCCATGGTCAAGCTGATCAGCGCCTTCCCGTGGCTGTCCGACACGGTTGTCGCCCTGGAGCAGGTCGGCTTCAACGACGAGCAGATCAGCCGGCTGCTCTCGGAGAAGCGCCGCAACGAGTCCAAGAACTCGGTGGGCGACCTGCTGGGGGCATTGAACGGAGGCAAGGCCGATGACGACCAGGCAGGACGTGGACAGGCTGAGCCAAGCCCAGCAGCAGACGGCCGGCCTGGCGGTCAGGGAGATGCGAAGTCTCCTGTCGGGGCTGAAAGGCATGGATCCGGCATGGCAGCGGGACCTGCTGATCGATGAAGTCCCCGCCCTGTCCGCCAAGTACGGCGACCTGGCCGCATCGGCCGCAGCCCAATGGTACGAGGAGACCAGAGCCAAGCAGGTGCACGGGTCCTACGAGGCCCTGGCATCCGCCCCGTTCCCCGACCAGCCCATCAGAGACCGGATCCGCTACGGGGCCGGCGACCTGTTCAAGGACGGCGGTGACCAGGCGTTCGCCGCCTGGCTGGAAGGGGCCCTGCAACGCTGGGTCATGTATTCGGGCCGGCAGACCGTCGCCATGAACGCCCTGCATGACCCCGCAAGACCAAGGTTCGCACGGGTGCCCACCGGGGCGAAGACCTGCGCCTGGTGCGAGATCATGTGCTCCAGGGGCTTCGTCTACTACACGAAGAAGACCGCTCTGGAACGGCGTGGGTCGGGCCGGCTCTACCACGACCACTGCGACTGCCAGGCCGTGCCCGAATGGGACAAGGATGCAGCCCACATCCAGGGCTACGATCCGGAAGCCATGTACCTGCGCTACCGGCAGGCCTGGGATGCGGCCGGAGGCGCAGAGGCCACCGACAAGCAGGTCGCCTACCAGATGCGCCGGCTTTTCCCCGGCGAATACAAGGACAGCGTCAGCCAGCACGGCTGACGGCAGGAATTTTCCAGCCACCCGCACGGGTGGTTTTTTTATGCCCGCACGGGCAAGGAGGAACAAATGAGCCACATCCGCACCATCGTCCAGGAGGACGGCGCGACGCAGGGATCGGGCACCGGACCCGATACCGAAGCCGAGCCCAACCAGCATGGTCTCCCGGAAGGCGAGCCGCACGGCGAACCGGAAACCGAAGAGACCGAGCTGAAGAGAAACTCCCGCAAATGGGAGGGCCGCGCCAAGGCCAACATGGAGGCCCTCGAAGAGTTGAAAAAGCTCAACGGGACCCAGAAGAGCGAGCTGGAGAAGGCAGCCAAGCACACCAAGGATCTGGAAGCTAAGCTCGCCAAATACGAGGCCGAGAGGCAGCAGCACGAATGGCGAGTGCAGGTCGCCAAGAAGACCGGCGTGCCAGCCGACCTGTTGCGTGGCTCAACGCTCGATGAAGTGCAGGCGCACGCCGAATCCATCAAGCAGTACCTCCAGAACAAACAGACATCAGACCAGAAGGAATCCGGCACGGCCGCAGGGTATGCGCCCAAGGTGGGCACCACGCCCGCACGCAGGGGAAGCATCCCGCTCAGCGAGCAGATCAAGGAAGCCGAAAAGAACCATGACCTGAATCGGGCCATGCTCCTCAAGGTGATGCAGCTCGACAACAGCCAGACCGGCGGACCAGATAGGAGAACGCAATGCCAGGAATCGTAGGACAAGGCAACACATACAATCTACCCAACTTCGTCGGGCCGCTTTTTGCGATCAGCCCGGAGGACACTCCGCTGCTGTCCGCAATCGGCGGACTCACGGGCGGCGAATCGATCAATGCCCCGCTGTTCACCTGGCAGAACTATGACCTTCGCGACGCTGACGACGGCCGGCAGCGCCTTGAGGGCGCTGACGCTCCCGAGGGCGAGTCCCGGGTGCGGTTCAACACCTCCAATGTCACCGAGATACACCAGGAAGCCGTTGAGCTCAGCTACACCAAACAGGGAGCCACCGGCCTCCGCAACACAGACGGCATGCCTATGGTCCAGGTGGGATTCACGACCATCCCCGCGGACGAACTGCTCTGGCAGGTGTCCCAGCAGCTCAAGCAGATCGCCCGCGACGTGGAGAAGACCTTCATCACGGGCAAATACAACAACCCGCCAGACAACCAGACCGCACGGCGGACTCGCGGCCTGCTGGAGGCCATCACCACCAACGTGATGACCACCGACAAGACCGCCAAGACCCTGGACAGGGAAACCATCCTGAACCTGATGGAGAAGGCCTGGCAAAATGGCGGCATCCAGGAGTCAGAGACCCGCACGGTCATCGTCAACAGCACGCTCAAGCGCGCCCTGACCCGGGTGTTCATCACGGATGCCAAATACCAGGAGCAGACCCGCAACGTGGGAGGCGTGGACCTGCAGACAATCGAGACCGACTTCGGACGGCTGAACATCATGCTCGACCGGTACATGCCCAAGGACAAGATGATCGTCGCCTCCCTGGAGCAGATGGCACCCTGCTTCATGCCCATCCCCAACAAGGGCCATTTCTTTGTGGAACCGCTGGCGAAGACCGGGGCCAGCGACAAAGTGCAGATCTACGGCGAAATCGGGCTGAAGTACGGCAACGAACGCACCCATGCGGTCCTCACCGTCGCTCCTGAGCCCGAGCCTGCGCAGACCAAGTCCGGCAAGTAGCCATGGCCGAGGACGAGAAAGATCAGCCGTTCGCGTCCTCCGATGATCTGAAGGCCAGGTGGCCTGACCTGCCCGACACCAAGCTGGCCGACACGCTGCTGTCCGACGCATCCCAGCTCATCCGGGACACCTGCCCCGGGTGGGCGCACGCGTCGGATGCAACGCTGATAGCCATCGCCTGCGCCATGGTCAAACGGGCCATGATCGCCGGTTCGGACAATGCGGGACTGTCCTCCACGCAGGAGACGACAGGCCCGTTCAGCCAGACCCTGACCTACTCGAACCCGACCGGCGACCTGTACCTGACCAGGACGGAGAAGCAGCGCCTCGGCCAGGGCAGGCAGCGGGCCTTCAGCATCAGCATGGAGACAGGCACGACGGTGGGGCAGCCATGAGCAGGATCACCGGCGAGACCATCACCCTGACCACGCGCAGCCGGAACGGCTTGGACGAGGGCAACAACCCGGTCTGGGAGGACGACGAGCCCGAACAGGTCGGCAACGTGCTCATCGCCCCCGGCGACCAGTCCAATGCGGCGGGGTCCATCAGGCCGGACGGCATCCAGATCGCCTACACGCTCTACTTCCCCCGCTCCTGGCGCTACAGGAGCCTGCGCGGGGCGAGCATACGCATCGACCAGACCGACTACCGGGTGGTCGGCGACCCCAGGCCATACCGGGCCGGCATCAGCCCCACCAGGTGGAACCTGGTCGTCCAGGTGCAAGGAGGAGACGGATGAACGGCATCAGAGTCGTCATGAACCATGCGGGGGCCAAGGCCATGCTCAAGGATCCGGCCGTGCAGGCCGAACTGCTCAGACGGGCCCGGCTCGTCCAGCAGGCCGCCATCGCCTCGGACCCCAGGCTCACCCCGGAGGACATCGACGCGAACGCCATCGCGGGGCGCAACAGGGCCAGGGCCGGCGTGGTGACCGTCACCCGGAAGGCCCGGAACATCAACGCCAAGCACAACACGCTCCTGAAAGCCCTGGACGCGGGAAGAGGGTGAGCCGGTGAATGCGGAAACCATGCTCGTCCAATACCTTGCCCCCCTGGCCGGGGTGCCCGTGTCCACGGAAGTGCCCCCCAACCGGCCCCGACAGTTCATCACCGTTGAACGCACGGGAGGCACCGAGGACCGGTTCTCCTCACGGCCCATGCTGGCCGTGCAGGCGTGGGGCGGGTCCAGGACCGAATGCGGGAACCTGGCCCAGAAGGTCAGGACGCTCCTGCTGCGGTCCGTCAGCCTGCCCCGGGTGTCCGACGTGCAGGTGCTCAGCGTGAGCAACTACCCGGATCCCGGGCCTCCCGCATCCGCACGCTACCAGGTGGTCGTCCAATTGACCATCCAGGCATCCGACTGACCGAAACAATCCGGACCACGGCAGGAACGGAGGACCGTTATGGCCCAAGACACAAGCAAGCCCACCTACAACGCCGACAACGTCGCCTTTGCGAAAGGCGGGGTGGTCGGCACCATGTACCGCGCCCCCAAAGGCACCGTCCTGCCCGTGGACGCGACGACCCCGCTGCCCGATGCGTGGAAGAGCGTCGGCTACATCGGCGAGGACGGGCTCACGTTCGGCGAGAAGACCGACACCACCTCGATCATCGAGATGGGCGGCAATACGGTCAAGACCCAGGTTTCCAGCTATTCGGAGACCGTCCAGTTCGTCATGATCGAAACCAACGAGCATTCCCTCAAGGAACGCTTCGGGGACAAGAACGTCACCTGGTACGAGGACAAACACACCTACAGGTACGTTCACCGCATCCCCGACGGGGACGGGTGCCCGCACGTCATCGAGATCATGAAGACCAACGGGTTCGTGGAGCGCACGGTCATCCCCGACGGGGCCCCCAGCGAGTTCGGCGACATCCAATACCACGGGACGGACGGCGTCGCCTTCGACGAGACCATGGCCATGAACTCCTCCGCGCTGATCGGCGGAGCGACCGCCATCACCTACGGAGCCAAGATCGTCGACCCCGGCCAGCCCAGCCAGCCTACACAGAAGAACACGGCCTCCGCGGCCGGGCAGGACGGGCAGCCTGCAGCCGACTGACCAGAATCTTGGCGGCATGGGGCATCCAGCCGTGGTCCACCCATGCCGCCAACCCACTTACCAATAAACCACGGCGCACCTCAAGGAGAGACCATGGCAGCACAGCAACGAGCACGCAAACAGCCGCAGGACCACAAACCACCCGAAGAGAAGAAACAGGAGAAGCCCACCATCGTGACCGTCAACGGCGTGCGCATCCCCGTGGACGGGTCCCAGATGGACGACCTGGAATTCGCTGAGGCCGTATACGACCTATCCGAGGACCCGGAAAGCAACTCCCTGGAGATCGTTCAATTCCTGCGCAAGCTGTTCGGCGACCAGTACAAGACCTTCAAGGACGCCATCAGGGACGAGGCAACAGGAAGGGTGCCCATCTCCGACGTCGGCGACGCCTTGGCCGATGTGCTCAATCAGATGAACCCAAATTCCTGACGCTCGTCCACATGCTCGTCGTCTGCCCAGGAGCGCTCAGGGCGGACTTCCAGCGGTGGTACGGGCTTGACCTGGACGATCTGGGCCATTCGATCCGCATCAGGAGGGCCGCCGACCTGGCGGCCTACATCCCCGAGGACGGGGCCGTATGGCCGGAGATCGACCCGCGCCTCGGATGGGGCACCACCAAGCAGCTGCTCGCCAACATCTCCGACGCGGCCAGCTTCACGGCCTGGACGAAAACCAAGGACGCGCAACGCCGCAACGCCGCATGGAAGGGCGCGCTGCAACGGCCCGGCATGCACGAGCACCGGTCCAGGCAGCAAGGCGTGCAGGCCATGAGCCCGGAACAGCTCGACCGGATGCTGAGCATGCGCAGGCGGGCGGCACCAACCCAAAACTGAACAGAGGAGGCCACGATGGCCGCAGGAGCAACCGAACTGGCGACAGCCTACCTGAGCCTGGTCCCGTCCCTGAAAGGCGCAGCCGAAGCGATCACCAAGCAGCTCGGCGGCGTGGACGTGAGCAAGGCCGGCTCCGCCATGGGCGGCCAACTGGCGAAAAGCATCGGCCCCACGTTCGGCAGCAAAGTGGCCTCCTCTCTTTCCTCACTAGGCGAGAAAGCCTCAGACGTGGCCTCCAAGGCAGCGTCGAAGGTCACGACCGCCATATCCGGATCCTCCGGCTGGCAGACCCTGAGCGGGCTGGGATCAAAATACCTGACGCCCATCGAGCAGACGGCAGCCTCGGTCGCCTCCAGGAGCGCCCGTGCCTTCTCAGGCTTCGCCACGACGGCGGGATCCTCGTTCTCCACGCTGTTCGGCAAACTCCCGCCGACAGCGCAGACCGCCCTGTCCGCCGTGGGCGGCGCGTTTTCCACACTGGGCGGGAAGATCTCCGCCACGGTAACCCCGGTCATCAGCGCCGTAGGAGCCAAGATCGGCGGACTGCCGGGAACCGTCAGGAACGCCTTCTCCTCCCTGCCGGGCGCAGTAGGATCAGCCATCGACCTCGTCGGCAACGCATTCTCACGCGGGGCCGGAGCCATCAAAAAAGTGGCAAGCTCACTGGGAGAGCACATCAAAGGCACGCTGACCACCGCCATGGCCGTGGGAGGCGCGGCAGTGGTCGCCGGCATGGGGCTGATCACCTCGCAGATCGGCGCAGCCGTCAGCAGGGCCGACACGCTGCACAATTTCCCCAAGATCATGAGCAACCTGGGCTACTCGGCGCAGGACGCGGCCAAGTCCGTGAAGACCATGAGCGACCGGCTGATCGGCCTGCCCACCAGCCTGGACCAGATGACCGGCATGACGCAGAAGCTCGCCCCGCTCACCGGCAACCTGCAAAAAGCCACCGACGTGAGCCTCGCCCTGAACGACGCGCTCCTGGCAGGCGGCAAAAGCACCCAGCTGCAGTCCAACGCCATGGAACAGTACTCGCAGATGCTGTCCGTGGGCAAAGTCGACATGATGGCCTGGAGGAGCATGGTCGACGCCATGCCCGGGCAGATGGACCAGCTGTCCAAAAGCCTGCTCGGCGCGAACGCCAACCAGATGGACCTGTACAACGCCATGAAAGGCGGCAGGGTCACCTTCAGCCAGTTCAACGACGCGGTCATGCAGCTGGACAAGCAGGGCGTGAACGGGTTCGCCTCCTTCTCCCAGCAGGCCAAGGACGCCACCAACGGCATCAGCACCCAATGGACCAACCTCAAGACCGCCATCGGTCGGGGACTCAGCGGGCTGGTCGACGCCATCGGCTACACGAGGATCACCGGAGCCCTGTCGGGCATCACCTCAGCCGTCAACACCGCCTTCAACGGCATCAACAATACGGTAGGCCCCGTCGTCAACTCGATCAGCGGCAAAATGCGCCAGCTCAGCGAAGCGTTCAGCGGCGGGCATTTCGACGGAATCAAGTCCATCATCGCCCCCCTGACGGCTGTAGGAGCCGCCATAGGAGCCGGAGGACTTGCAGGAGCCTTCGAAAAACTCGGCAGAACAGTGCCAGCGCTCGCAGGGCCTCTTGGCAGTCTGGCCGGCCCGCTGAACGCGCTTGGCGGACCTTTTGGCATGGTGTTGGCGGCGGTGGGCGCGATTATCGCCCAGTCCCCGGAGCTGAAGGGCACGCTCAGCGAGGCGCTCAAAGGCGTCGGGTCTGCGGCTCAGAACGGTCTCAAGCAGGCCGCCCCGGCATTGCAGGGCCTGTCCAAAGCGCTGAACGACGCTTTCGCCGGCATCATGCCCCAGGTGAGCAGCGCCATAGGCGGGCTGATAAACGTCGCCGGACAGCTCCTGCAGTCTCTGGCCCCGCTCATCCCCGCCCTGCTCACGCCGTTGGCCAATGCCATGTCGATGCTGATTCCGCCGATCGCGAGCCTCATCACGACTCTGCTGCCGCCGATCATGAATCTCATTGAGCAGCTGGTCCCGCCGATCACGCAGATCATCGGGGTCATCATACAAATCATCGGAGTACTGGCATCGGCGCTGATACCGATCATCGCGCAGATAGCGCCCGTCGTCAGCTCGGTGGTAGTGATCGTGGCCAGCCTGATAACCTCGCTCACGCCGGTAATCGTCACCATAGTGGCCGCATTCGCGAGCGTTGTGTCCGCGGTGACGTCGCTTCTGCAGCTCCTGGTGCAGGTAGTCAGCTGGCTGGTCTCTCAAGTAGTGAGCTTCATCCAGGGGGTCATCATCCCCACGGTCCAGGGTCTGCTGCCGGTGGTACAGAGCGTGGTCGGCGCGCTCACAGGCATCATCCAAGGAATCGCCAGAGTCGTGAGGGGGGTCGTGGATGTCGTCGCAGGGATATTCAACGGCGATTGGCGACGTGTCTGGAACGGCCTGAGCGGGGTCGTGCAGGGTGCTGTGGACGCCGTCAAAGCCATTGCAGGTGGATTCGTCGACATCGGCAAAAACATGATTATAGGCCTGTGGAACGGCATCCAATCCATGGGCGGATGGATATGGAGCAAGATAAGCGGCTTCTGCTCGGGAATCGTGGACAAGGTCAAAGGTTTGTTCGGCATCCACTCGCCGTCACGGGTCTTCCGCGACGAGATCGGCGTCATGCTCGGCAGAGGACTGGCTTTAGGCATCGACGACAGCGCGCCGCTTGTCGAAAAGCGGGTCCAGACCATGTCGAACGCCATAAACGGCGGTCTGTCCTTCGACGGCGGTCGGGTGGCTTCATACGGCTACTACCCGCAGGGCCGGGCTCCGGCCGTCCAGCAGAACATCAGGGTGGAGAACAACGGCGTGCGTGACGTGTTCACGCAGGGCACGATCCTCGGCCGCAGCATGGCCTCCCATGCGCTCCAGTCCATCAGATCGAGGGGAGCACTATGAGCCTGTATGCGGTCCTGTACGCCAACGGTGAGGAGACCGTCCTCCACGGCTCCGACATCGTGGATGAGGGGTGCGTCTACCTGGACAAGGACGGGATAGAGGGGTGGTATTCCGCCCCGGACCTGAAAACCCAGCCGGTGGAACGCTCCTGGGGCAACGGCGCGCATGACGTGCCCGAGCCCGACATCACCTACTCGGCCAGGACGCTCACCATCCACCTTGACCTGGTATCCACCGACAGGGCCAGTATGCTCGCGCTCGCCCGCACGGTGAGCGCCTCGACCGGCAGGCTGGTCAGGTTCCGTGTGGTCGACGAGGGGCAGGACACCTATGTGGATGGATATGTCCGCCCGGAATACGGGCCGAACTGGTTCCGGCAGATCATGACAGGCACGCTGACGATGGTCTGCCCGCGTCCTGAGCGTTTGTCCTGGCTGGCGCAGCGTGGCCAGATGTGGCCTGACAAGGGGATGAGCGGGGGTTTGTCGTACGGGCCTGGCGGGGCCGGGCTGGCGTACCCGGTGTCGTATGGGTCCAGGACGGGCGGCCGGTCGTCGCTGGTGGTGACGAACCAGGGGTCGGCTGATGCGTATCCGGTGCTGACCCTGTGCGGTGATCATCACGGGCGGATGGTGCTGTACTGGGCCGGCGGCGTGTTGCAGTGGCGTGGCGGCTCGGGGGCTTCGGCGGTGTTCGACTGCCGGACGCAGACGGTGTCGATGGGCGGCGTGGATCAGAGCCGTGGCCTGTCCTCGCGTGCGTTCCCGGTGGTGCGCCCCGGGGAGTCGGCGGCGTTGCGTCTGGTGGAGGCCGGTGACGGCTGGGTGACGTGCGAGATGCGTGATGCGTATTTGTGATCAGTCTGATATGGAGGTGTGGTTATGGTGACGGCTTTGGGTGTGGAGCCTGATGCGCAGGGTGTGGGCCTGGACCCGGTGACGCACCGGGGCATCATCGGCGCGCACTGGTCGAGTCCGGGGATCATCACGGGGTTGAGCGTGCATGGGATCGCGACCCTGCCGGGCAGGTATGCGGTGTGGAAGGGGTCCGCGGTCTGTCCGAGCGTGGACGGGATGACCGAGGTGTACCTGCCGTGGTCGGCGAACACGGAGAACGCGGGCACGCTGGGGGACAGCGCCTACGACCGGATCGACCGCGTGTACCTGCGTGTGGGGACCAGCCGTGACGACAATACGGTGCATGTGATGGTGGCGGTGGGCAGGCCCGCGGCCGACCCGAGGGCCCCGGCGCTGCCTGCCGGGTGCCTGCGCCTGGCGGACATGCGGCTGCCTGCGGGGGCGACGAGCATGGCGTCGGCCTACCAGGTGGGGGACGTGGACTACGCGATCCCCTATGGGGCGAGCCTGGGCCTGCTGGGCGAGTACGTGGACCGGACCAAGGACGTGCACGGCTACGGCACGCCCCGGAAATGGTCGGTGGAGTATCCCCTGTCCTTCTACCTGCCGACCGACCGGCAGGTGGAGCTCACCTACGACGCGGACGTGGCCTATGGCAGCCCCGCCTCGAACGATTGGGGGTCCTGGGCGGTGACCTTCCGCCTGGACAAGGATGACATCCCCTGCAGCACGCGGGAGACGCATCTGATGCACGGGGTGTGGGTGCATGCGCGCAACGACCTGATCGTCACCATCCCCCGGGGGGAGCACACGGTGTCGATCAAGCAGGGGCTGGCCAGCAAGACCGGCTCGGGGGACGTGTACATGCATTACGGGGACTATGACGGGCTCACCTATCCGGGGCGCACGGTGCAGGTCTGGGACCGGGGGCCGGCCCGGTGAGCTGGAGGGCCTGGCTGACCGACGCGCGCGACGGGCGGGTCATCGCCCCCGTGGACGTGCCCTCTTTCCAATGGCAGATGGGCATCCGCGACTCCTCCTTCACGACCGCGCCGCGCGAGCCGGGCGACCGGAGCGCCTCCAACCTGACGCTGCCCTGGTCGGCCCTGCCGGCCTCCACCCCGGACCAGCGGAGCCTGCTGCTGGATCCGACCAGGCGGGCCCTGTGCCTGGCCTGGGCGGACAGCATGGCGGGCGACGACTTCGGCGACCCCGCCGTCTGGGGGGTGATCGGGGAGCGGCAGGACACGCAGCAGGACACGTCCTTCCCCCTCTCCTCCCCCCTGGAGCTGCTCTCGCAGCGGCTGGTCGTCAGGGAGGGGGCCTTCCGGGACGGGAGGAGCCCGGATGTGATCGGGGTGGGCGGCCTGTCCTACCGGGGCATCATGTGCGAGGCCGGCCTGTACGCGACCGGGCGCAAGCAGGGCGGCACCCTGCCCATCGACTGGCCCTACCGGGGGGAGAAGGGCACCCGGCGGAAGACCAGCTGGAAGGCGTGGAACATCCAGAACAACGGATGCAAGAAGCTGCTGTGCGACATCGCCGACCTGCAGGACGGGCCCGACTTCGCCTTCATCCCGTACCTGACCGGGGACGGGACGCATGTGCGGGTCCGGTTCGAGGCCGGCAGCGACGGGGACCGGCGGCTGTTCGCTTCCACGCCTCCGGTATGCCTGGCCTACCATCCGGGTGCCAGCCTGCTGGACGACCTGCAGGTGGCGCACGCCGCCCCGGTCCAGCGCGTGTATGCGACCGGGGCGGGCAGCGACGAGAGCGTGCTCACGGCCCTGGCCCAGGACCTGTCGGGCATCACCGGGGGCCAGGACCCGCAGATTCTGCGGGAGGCCGCCTGGTCGGACACGGACACCGACAATCCGGCCGTGCTCAAATCCCACGCGCAGGCGCAATTGGAGGCCGGTCGGCGCAAGCTCATCCAGATCACCGCCCGGGTGCATTTCGGCGACCTGGCCGCCGGCAACGTGGCCCTCTCGCCGTCCAGCCTGCGTCCGGGCATGCCGGCCGTGCTGAGCATCCAGGGCTATCCCAGCCTGCCGGACGGCGACTACCGGACGGCGGTCATGCTCCTGTCCGGCGACCAGACCGATACGGCCAGGGTCACCTTCGACGTGATGGAAGACCCTTACCAGTAAGGAGGGATTATCGTGCGGCATACGCTGATCACCCCGCAATCGCCGGCCGAGCAGCTGGCCGCCCTGGCGGCCGGGGCCCTGGACGCGGCCGCCAGGCAGCAGACCGGAGCAGCCGGCAGCGCCACCTGGCATAACGGGGACGGCACCAGGACGGTCATCGGCCCTGACGCGGGCCTGTCCGGCATCGCCCCCTGGGTGGGGGACACGACCCCCCCGGGCATGCCCACCGGGATCGGCGTGGACTCCTCGGCCGGCATGATCCTGGTCTCCTGGGACGGCACCCTGCAGGGCGGCATCCCGGCCGACTTCGACCATGTGCAGGTCCTGGTGGACGGCGTGGAGGCCGGCCAGCTGCGGGTCAAGGGCACCGTCCCGCTGGGCCCCTACGAGGCGGACAGCGTCCACCGGGTGACCGCCCGCGCCTGGGATGACGCGCACGGGGAGGACGGCGGCCCCGCCCCCAACGGGTCCGATCCGACCGCGCCGGTGGATGTGACGGTCAGGAGCGTCGTGGACGCCGACCAGGTCCAGGCCGCCCAGGACAAGGCCCAGCAGGCCATCAACCAGATCGCCGGTGTGCAGCAGACCGCAGCCAGCGCCAGCCAGGCCGCCAAGGACGCCGGCAGCACGGCCCAGCAGGCCATCAACGAGATCGCCGGGGTGCGGCAGACCGCGTCCAGCGCCAGCAGCACGGCCAGCCAGGCCAAGACCATCGCCGACGGCCTGTCCGGCAGTGTGGGCACGGCTGTGTCCACGGCCAACAGCGCGGCAGCGTCGGCCAAGCAGGCCTCGAAGGATGCCGGCGACGCCAAGCTGAGCGCCAGCCAGGCCGTTGGCAGTGCGAGCACGGCCGTCAGCCAGAGCGCGGCCGCCAGCAGCAAGGCCGATGCGGCCCTGTCGCGGGGCGTGGAACTGGTCCGCAACCCCGCCTTCGACCCGGCCTGGGGGGACCTGGACGGGTTCGGCCTGGCCATGGGCACGACCGGTGCCCCGGCCAGACCGCCCCTGCCCTACGCCACCTACGGGGCGCTCACGCAGCGCGACTATCTCGGCGGCTGGCGCTTCCCCCTGGACAAAGGACGCCAGTACCGGATCGGCTGCTGGTGCATCTGCGACGGCAAAGGCCGGGCGGACCTGCGGGTCGGCTGGCAGTACGCCGTCTCCGCCGCGCACTGGGATCCGGCCTTCACGGTCACCCCGGGGGAGGCCTCCTCCTGGGTGTGGCGGGAGGCCGTCGTCGGCACGCCCGACCAGTGGACCGACTCGGACCACAGCCTGAGCGTGTGGCTGGGCATCGCCGGCTACGGTGAGCAGGCCAAAGGCTGGTGGATCACCGGCCTGACCGTCCGGGACGTGACCGACAGCCAGGCCGCCAGGGAGCAGGCCGTCAGGGCGCAGACCACCGCCGACGGGAAGAACCGGATCCTCGCCGCCGCATCCGAGCCGGCGCACGGCGGCCTGGCCCCGGGCGACCTGTGGATGCAGCTGGACAGAAACAACAACGTGACCGGCATCCAGGTGTGGAACGGCAAGGGGTTCGTCGACTACGTGCTCCTGGCGCAGCAGGTGCTGGTGGCGGGCAGCGTGGCCACCATCTGCCTGGCCGACGGGTGCGTGGTCGCCGAGAAGGTCACCGCATCCGAGGCGCTGCTGAAAAAGCTGCTCGTGCGCAAGATCAAGGCCGACGAGATCGACGTGGGGATGCTCACGGCCGCCATCGTCAAGTCCGGCCTGTTCTCCACTCCTGACGGGCTGGTGGGCTTCGACCAGTCGGGCTTCTGGGCCAAGGGCAAGGACGGCAGGTATCTTTTCCACGCCTCCGGGGACGGGGTGCAGGCGGTGGGCGGCTTCCAGACCGCAACGAAGGGCGACCGCATCCAGCTGAGCCAGACCCTGATCCAGGGGACCACGACCGGCGGCCTGCAGGGCATCGGGGACGACCCGACGCACCCCTACTGGCTGATCTGGGGCGACCACAACGGGACCTCCGCCAGCCGGCTGCTGATGGGCACGAGCCCGCAGCAGCCCCAGTTCGCGGCCACGATCGGCCCGCAGGGCACGGCCGCCAGCATGGCGGCCGACGATGTGGACATCGTCGGGGACCTGATGGAGAACTACACGCCCCGCTACCATCCGGCCAGGATGGCGGTCAAGTGGAGCAGCGCCTGGACCGGCCAGCAGGCCCAGGACCGGACCGAATTCACGCAGCGGCTGACCGTGACCAGCCCGGGGGAGGGACGCTGGTACCGGCTCGACATGGGTGCCCGCGTGCAGGGCCCGGGCGAGTACGTGATGCGCTGCAGCATCAACGGCAGCCAGGGATCCTCCTACCAGTACACGCTGCTCACCTCGAAGACGGAGACCTACGCGGTGGACAACTACACCCTCTCGAAGACGGTGTTCCTGCCGCGCGGCACCTACGCGGTCTCCCTCCTGACCAGGTCATACGGGGGCCAGATCCAGGGCGACCCCGCCTGGACCTTCCTCGACCCCACGATCAGCACGGGCCCGTTCCACCGGTACGTGACCCTGGTCGAAGCATGACGGGAGGCCCGGTGCCCGATGCCTGACCTGCTGATGACCATCCTGGAGTCCATGGTGCCCATGCTCCTGACCGGGGTGGGCGGGGTGTGCGGCTGGCTGCTCAAAAGCCACCGGAAGGAGGAGGCGCGCGACCGGGCCATGGAGACGGGCCTGAGAACCCTCCTGCGCGCCGAACTCCTGGAGATCCACACCCGGCATGTGGTGCATCACGAGCCGATCAGCGTATCCATCCAGGATGAGGCCGACCGCGTCTACCGCGCCTACCACAGCCTGGGAGGCAACGGCACCGGCACCATGATGCACGAGCAGATCATGCGCCTGGACGCCTACCTGGACGATGACGATGACCATGATCCGTAGCCCTGCCTGGCCCCAACCTGTCCCGCCGCCCATCCGGGCGGCTTTTTTCATGCCTACCTTAAGGAGGATATGCATGCAATCATCTCATGCGCGGCACTCCCGCGCCAAGCCTGGATACGGGCGGATCATGGTCGGGATGCTCGCCGTCCTGGCCATGCTCGCCCCGGGGATCGCCAACGCGGACGCCGGCTTCGACAACGCATCCTATCAGGGGTGCTATGACGCGCAGACGGCCCGAGACTCTGGAGCCAGCTTCAGCATTACGAAGATCACGGAGGGGACCGGCTACGTCAACCCTGCGGCCGACTGCCAGCTGGCCGCGAACCGTGCTGCGGGCCTGCGGCTGGGTGCCTACGCTTACGCCAGGCCGGAGAAAGGCAACAGCCCGGAGGCCGAGGCCGACTTCTTCAACGCCCAGGCCAGCGCTCGCGGCCTGGTGCATGCTGGCGTGATCCCCTTCCTGGACTGGGAGCCGCCAGCCTCCCACCGGGGTGACACCCAGTGGGCCAAGCGCTGGCTGGACCGGGTGGCCTCCCACTGGGGGACCAAGCCGATCATCTACATGTCCGCGTCCACGATCCACGCGGGCGACTGGTCCGCCGTGGCCGGAGCCGACTACGGGCTCTGGGTGGCCGGCTACCCGAGAGGCTATGTCGGCGAGCGCCTGCGCGACCCGGGGGCACCCCCATACTCGGTGTCCCCCTGGCCTTTCGCCGCCGCCTGGCAGTACTCCTCCACTGGGCATGTGCCCGGCGTGGGCACCGCCGTGGACGTCAACTGGTTCTACGGCGACGCGGCCACTTGGGCCAAGTACGCCAACGCGCCGGTAGGCACGCAGGCCAATCCTGTCACGCCGTCTCCCACACCCTCCCAGGGAGCTCCAGTCGGTGATGCGGACAGCATCGCCACCGCGGTGATCCGGGGCGAGTACGGCAACGACCCGCAGCGCAGGGCCTTGCTGGGCAACCGGTACGACGAGGTCATGGCCGTGGTCAACGAGCGGCTGCAAGGCGGCTCGGACGGAGGCGGCGGGTCCGGCGTCTATGTGGTGCGATCCGGCGACTGCCTGAGCGCCGTCTTCGGCGGCTCCTGGCCTACCATCGCCCGGCTCAACGGCATCAGCCCGCCCTACGTGATCCATCCGGGCCAGCGTCTCGCCACCGGCAGTGGCGGTGGAGGCGGGGGCCGGACTGTGACCGTGCAGCGGGGGGACACGCTCTCCGGGATCGCCGCCAGGCTCGGCATTCCCCAAAGCCGGCTCCACGGCTACCGTTCCGGCAACCCCAGCCTGATCTACGCCGGCGAAACTCTCAGATACTGAGGAGGTGATACATATGACCGATACGATCCCCGAGGACCAGGGCAAACCCTACTGGCTGCCCGACTGGCTCTACCAGATCCTCAAATGGGTAGGGCTCGCGTTCCTGCCCTTGCTGGGCGCTTTCATCCACAGCGTCGGCCCCGTCTGGGGCCTGCCCTACACGGACGCCATCGTGACCACGATCTACGCGCTGGGAGTGCTCATCGCAGGCTGCATCGGAGTCAGTCAGGCTAAGGCCGCGCTCAGCAAGTAGCACGCCTGTCCATAAACATTATGCCCTCGCTTCGGGAGACCGGAGCGAGGGCATAATGTTTTTACTCAAATAAGTAGTGCATATGTAAGCTAATCTATTCGCGAATACCGTTGGTAGCTTGCTATATTCAAATGTAAGTCGATTCTGAGCTGGAAAAACGATTTTCTCTAATTCCTATTTCCTTCATACCTTCGCTTAACCCGTCAGCCCATAAATCCAAGAACCTAAAAGGTACACCTAACTCGTAAGAGGCGGTGAGACTATTAATCTCTATCTCTGTTGGAGATATTATTTTCCCAAAAGCTTTCCCCATCATCTGCTTAAATAGAAGAGGGTGCTCCACCTCGACTTCAACCGGTTCACATTTTTTCCATCCCCGCATGCTGAGTTGTATTTGCAAAGATCTCTCGCGCTGAGCATCAATTATATTGAGCGCACCGGCTCTCATAATTAATGCAGCTATTGAAACTCCCCATCCGGCTTTTAAGTTTACGAAAGATGAGAGCGTCGAATCTTGGTTAATGGCGGTACGCATCGCTTTTTCAGGCATGAGAAATGCCCCGGCAAATTGATGCGCTTCCTTTTCCTTTTGTTTTTTGTCGAGTCCCTTACGAAAACGATGCAGAACAAGATGTCCAAATTCATGGGCTTTTGTGAACCTCAGCCGGTCTCCCGTGTTTTCTCTGTTCAGGTATCCGAGAACTGGGGCGTTCCCTGTATAATCTGGACAAGTTACCCCCTCGCTTGTGGTGGAGTCAGCCTTTTCCCCACTGCTGTGCATGGGTGCAATAACTATTCCCGAACGCTCAAGCGCTCTTGTAACATTTACTATCGGTTCATCATATGGGATGTGTAAGTGCTCTCGAGCCTGAATGGCGATCCTGTTAATTTCCTTGACTGTAAGCACTGTGCTCCTGTGGGGAGCGATTTCATCAAGCCAAGATAGATGTGGTTTTACATTCGTTTTTCTAGTTACCTGCTGGACCGTACTCGATAAGATCTCATACTCTGCTGATACAGCATTAATTTCTCTAATTGAGGTTTTTGAAGTTCTCCGGTATGTGAGTCTAGTGGGAGGCATGGGTTCGTCAGATCTAGCAAAAAAAGAGATTGGGTAGTCGACTGCGGACGCAATTCTTTGAGCTTTTTTTTCGTCAAAGGGGATAATGCTGTTTTGCAGTTTGCTAAGCAACGCCGAAGAATACCCTGTTTTTTCGGACAACTTGGCTTGGGGCATTTTCTCCAAGCGGCGCATGAGGACAATCCGGTTCGGATTGTAATCAATCATGCTGTTCAATCCTTTCGACTATCTCAGATTCTTATTATCAGTATATTCGTCATCTTGCTGCACAAGATCTTCTAATACATTTTCGTTTTCGCTTATTGTCTCGAACTTCATCGCTTGTTGGTGAATTCTATCCCCTATAAGAGGTAATTCGATACAGAACGAACCCTTTTGAGCATCTAATGGCTTATAAATGGTGATTACCATTTGCTCGTTTTCCCAATGCCAGAGAGCTTGTAATGAAACGTCTGACAAGTTAGGCGCAAGTTCATCTTGATAGAGCCATAGCTGTATCTCTCCTGCGCGTCTGCACCCCTCTTGGGTGTATCTGCCTATAGAACGTCGAGTATTTGCCGGCTTCGCAACTTTGCCAGTAAGAGGATTAGTGGGGTGCAATTGTAGGTACGCCCCAGTTACCGCATCTTGCAAATGTGTAAACCGCGAATCTACAAGTTTCCAGGGATTCCGGCTTTGCACCCCGCCCCAAAGGTTGTGAACCAGCATATTAACGTTTACAGCCCGACGCGTTTGATGCTGCTCCGGAGTGTAGTCCTTGTCGCGATTCTCTTTATCCACTTCATGAGCGTAGCAGCTTTCCATAATAGACACCAAGGGAGAAAGATAGACAATCCTATCATGGATTATGCCGCGTTCATTCATTTTAAGAAGCTGAGAGCAATTGTTCATTGCTGCCTCCTCCTTTAAATTTGCACCTTTTTACTTCTTGTGGAAAATTTTACACCCAGATGTTATATACTGCAAACAATGGTGCTCCTATGCGATCCAGATGATGTGTTCACGCCATATGAACCGCCAAAGGCCTACGGTTAATCTAATGAACGCCTCCGCAGAGGCAGAAAATCCGTGGGAAAATAGAGGCCGATTGAATTTTGCAATTCGACACTGGACTTATCCACATTCTACGAATTAGCCCATTCAGCCCTGTCCAGTCCCTGTATTCTGGCATTGTCGTGCCGTCCGGCTCCCCCGATTAATGCGGACGGCACGACGTTTTTTATTCGAGGTATTGGCTGAGCGTATTGGTGGCTTTGCCTTGGATGGCGTGGTGGTGCATGTCGTAGTAGTTGAGCATGGTGTCGTCGACCCATCCTGCTGCGGCGATGATGTCGGGGTCGGGCACGCCGGCCTCGCGGCTGAGGGTGGCGAAGGTGCGGCGTAGGCTGTGGGGTGTGATGCCGTCCAGGCCTATGCGTTTGGCGAGTTTGGCGATCAGGTAGCGTGCGGCCCCTTTGGGCAGGCGCTGGCTGCCGCGCAGGAATACGGGGCCCTGTGTCCGTCTGTCGGTGATGCGGGTGATGGCCTGGCTGGTGGCCTGGGTGATGCCGATGCGCTGCTCCCATCCGCCTTTGCGGCTCACCCGGATCCAGGGGTGCTCGCCTGGATGGTGGTCGGGGATGTCCAGGTTGAGGGCCTCGCTGAGCCGGCAGCCGTTGAGCAGGAGGAGCCTGGTGAGGGCGTCCAGGCGCGGGTCAGGGTCCCGGATGGCGGCGTGCAGGAGATCGCGGGCCTGGTCCCGCTCCAGGATGATGCCGGTGGAGTGGTTGGGCACTTTGGGCCGGCGCACGTACGGTCCGGGGTCCTCGGGGACCAGCCCGGCGTGGTGGGCCTGTTTGTACAGGTTGCTGATGATGGACAGGCTGGTGGACTGGTAGTGGACGGATCGGCCGAGCTGGGCGCGCAGGTACCGGCCGTACACCTCGATGTGGCTGGCGGTGGCTTTGAGCGGGTCGAGCTGGTTGAGGTCGCACCAGCGCAGCCAGGAGTTGATGGTGCTCTTGTAGGTTGCCCTGGTGGTCGGGGACAGCGGGGCCAGGTATTGGGCGATCACCTGGTCCAGGCTCATCTGCGCCATATGCGCACCGTCTCCTTGGCGATCAGCGGCTTGTCGGCCGGGCCCTTGACGTATGGGGGTATCCATTGCCGGCGGCGCAGTGCATGGTCGGGCCCGTAGGGCTGCTCGCGCCAGAACCCCCTGACGATCCACCGGTGCGTCCACGCCCGCGGGTCCTCGGCGGGTTCGGCCGGCCGTCCCGGCCGGTGGAGGTTCTCCCGCAGGACCAGCATCTTGACTTTCTTGGCTTCGGGCTGCTGGCTGGCGGGCAGGCGGTCCTGGGGGGACGGCTGGGGCTGCCGCGTCTGGCAGATGCGCGGCTCCTGGCTGAGCGCCCAGACCGCCAGGAGGATGTCGCCCAAGGCCTCGGGCAGCCCTGCCGTCGGGACTGCGCTGATGGGTGCCAGGGGCAGGCCGCCCTCCTTGGCGCAGGCGTCATGGTCGGCGGTGTACAGGAGGGGGCGGATCAGCCATGAGCGTCCTTCGGGGCCTGGCCTGCTGCCGTCGATGATCCAGTGCACGGCGGCGATGGGCGGCATCCCATCCGGCAGCTCCAGTCCCAGGCCGCCGTCGAAGGCGATGAATCCGGCCGGTGAGGGCGGGTCCGTGTCGGGCAGGCCTCCCGCCTGGGCGGTGTCCACCGCCAGCGTGGTCATGTCCCGGCTTATCCACCAGAGGGGCGCTGCCGCCAGGCTGTCGGCCTCGTTCCACGCTTCGGCCAGCATCCGCTGGTAGGGAGTGGCCTGCAGGAGCAGGGACTGCCTGGAGAGCCTGTCGCGCAGCCTGTCGGCCAGCTTGTTGCGGATCCAGGGCAGCCACACGGGGGTCAGCCGCGGATTGTTGCGCCGTCTGCTCATCGTGCCCATCTCCTGCCTGCCGTGCCGGTCACCACTCGGGAAGCTGGTCCTTGTACTCCTCGACCTCGGTGCCCTCGAAGATGGCGCGCAGGTTGTCGAGGGGGAGCTCGTCGACGGTTTCGGGATCCTGGCTGTCGTACCAGTCCTCGAGGATGTCGTGCACGTCGAGGGCTACGGTCATGTCGTCGACGTCCATGTCGGTGTCGTCGGCGAGATGCTGGAGGGCGGCCATCCGGTGGCTGCCGGTCAGGCAGATGCCCTGGACGCTGTCGACCAGGATGGGGGCCCCGTCCCAGCCGTGCCGGAGGATGGACTGGGCGATCTCGTCCACATGCTTGCGGTCCGTGTCGTTGGGGGTCGCGTAGCAGCTGATCTGCATGTAGGTCATCTCGTCCATCTTGTCCTCCTGTATCCCTTGCTGATACCTATATTACATCTCTAGAGCTGTAATGCAAGTGGAATGTCCGGGCGTGTCGCGCCGGGAGCGGCCGTCAGTCGCCGTCGGCCTCAAGCCACTCGTAGTCCGGGTGTCGCTGCCCGTCCGTGTAGGCGTCGGCCAGCAGGTCCACTACCCATCCAAGCTGCTCAGGGGTGAGCTGGTCGGCCAATTCGACCGGGATCCGATCCCAGTTGGCAGCGAACGTGCTCCCGAACTCGCCGACCCTGCTGTACTGCTTGGCTTGGGCGATCCTGAGCTCGTGCCGGCGCTCCTGCGCGTCCAGGCCCTCCATGCCCTCCCTGGTGAGGGCCTCGCCCATGCGCCGGCGGCGGTCGGGGTAGGGCTCCTCGGAGTCGACCATCCAGTCACGCCCCTGCTTGCGGGCGGTGCGCAGGCCGCCCCTGCGGGCCATCTGCCGGGCGGTCACCTCGGCCCTGCCGTGCATGGCCGCATACTCCTTGATGGTGATCATCGTCATCTCAGGCCCCCTGCCCGTTGACTGCCTGCCCGGCGGCGCGCAGGGCCGTGTGTGAGCTGAGCCTGTGATCGATCCACCATGCAGCGGACTGCTGGCCCCTGAGCCAGGCGAGCACGGTGTCGATCTTCGCGAGCTGCTCGGCGGTGGCCCCATGGTCTGCGCATCCCTGGCGCTCCTGGTCCAGCATCGGCATGAACTTCCCGCGGATACTCTCGGCCCAGGCGATCTGCTTCTCGCTGCCCTCAAGGTCGGCCATGTCCGCATCCTTGTTGGCCTTGACGGTGTCGGCGGCCTGGCACTTGGGGCAGTCGATTGTCCCGTACCATGCGGCCTTGCGTTCGCGCTCGCCGTGGGTGTTGGTGCCGTAGATCTGCACTGTTGCCTCGTGTCCGCACCTGTAGGTGATGTCGTACTGTGCCATCTTGTCCTCCTTGTTCGTTCCCCTTGCTGATACCTATATTACATCTCTAGCGCTGTAATGCAAGATGGGACTGTCCGGGCGTGTCGCGCTGGAGTGGCGACAGTGATACATTTGGCCTCGTCAGTAATAGCTGGCATTGTCTCCCTGCGAGGGGAGTGGATTGAAATGGTTTTGGTTATTTAGCGTAACCGAGTTAAGGGCCGAGAGGACAGCCTCCCGGCCTTACTCATAACACAGGCCGCTCCGGCCTATCATCCAGGTATGGCCTATATCCCTGATGACATCTCCCAGATCCCCGACAACCACCCGGGCTATGTGCCCGCCTCCGATGATGATCGGGAGCGGCTGACCATCCTCCTGCATAAGCGCCTCGACCAGGTCATCGACCAGGAGCAGCAGGCAGGGCTCAGCCGGCAGGACCGCGAGCGCCTGGCCGCCATGCACAAGCAGATCAGAGTCGACCTGGCCGCCATCCGGTACGGGGCCACGGAGCGGACCGTGCGGGAGATCGAGCGCAGATACCGGCATATATAGGCATATATATAAAGGAGTGGCTACTTGTCTGTGAGCATCCTGTCTGCTAGGTCGACTGCTCCGAGCAGGTGGTGTGTGTCGATGTGTGTGTACCCGGCTGTGGTGCTGGCCTTGGTGTGCCCCATGAGCAGTATGCGGGTCTTGTCGTCGACTCCTGCCTCGGTGAGCATCGTGGCCATGGTGTGCCGTGCTGAGTGGATGCGCACTTGGGGGAGGCCGGCTTTACGTAGGGTTTTGTGCCAGTGCTTGGTGTCCGTGGTGGCTGACATGGGGAGCCCCCCAGGCCGTGTGAAGATCAGGTCGTCGGGTCCGGCCTTGATCTGGCTGATCCATGAAGATAGGTCGGAGGCGAGCCGGGCCTGCAGGGGTACGAGCCTTCGGCCGGCCTTGGACTTGGGGCGGAGCATGTAGTATCCGCCTCCCATATCGCGGTGTTCGATGCCGGCCGGGAAGTCCGCGTCTTTGATGTGCTGGAGCTGCCAGTCGATGCTGAGGCACGGCACTTTATCCACGGTGACAAGCTCGGACGGGGTGATGCCCAGTCTTTCGGACTGTCGCAGGCCGGTCATGAAGGCTATCCGCCACATCAGCTGATACATGGGGTCATCCTCGGTGCGGATCATGAGCATGGCCTGCTGGGGGGTGAGTATCTGTATCTCCTGCTGGGTGACGCGGGGGCGCTTACTCCGGTCTGCCGGGTTGGATTCTATGAGGCCTTCGGCGACGGCGTCCTTGAGGCTCTTGCTGAGGAGCTGATAAGCGTGTGATGCCATCGACGAGCTGCGGGCCTTGCGTCCGGTATCGGGGTCGTCGCTGGTGACGTACTCTTCGAGGATGCGGAAGTGCTGGGGGCCTATCTCGGCTATCCTTACTGAGCCTATGGCCGGTATCACGCACTTGTCTGCGAGTGACCGGTAGGTGGCCAGGGTACGTGGTTTGAGCTGGGGTTGCATTATCTCGTTCAGCCATCTGTCCAGCCAGTCCTTGAGCAGCGGGGACTTGGTGGTGTTCAGCTTGCCGGTGGCCTCGTACTTGGCTTTTTTCTTTGCAAAGCGGGCTATCGCTGTCCTTCGGTTCTTGCTGCGCACGACCAGTCTGCGTCTCTTCCCTGTGGCTGGGTCGCGGGGGAGCTCCATGGAATACTCGTAGAGTCCGGTGCTTGCCGGCCTGCTGATCCCTCCGCTGCCTTTGGGACGGCGGTGTGTCTTCTTCGACGCAGTCAT